GAGGTCTTACAAGCCACGAAGCTTTAGCCCGTGGTTATTGACCAAAACACCTTCAGATATTTATTTTCTCATATGTTCCAATAATTTGTATATCATCATCCTTAAGAATAACTGGATATTCTTTTGCTGACAAAATAATATCATTAGATCCTGTGCGAGTATCTTGATCTCGTGTGAATACATCAAATGGTATTTTCACATCAACAATACCATCAATTTTTAAAAATTCAGAAACAACAGCTGTTTGGTTTAATTCTGCACCTAATCTATAACTATTTAATAATTCTATATATTTTTGTTTAGTCATAGCTTCACGATCAGTCGTGCCATAGGCTGGATCAACTTGTATTTTAATCTTAGCAATAATACCTACTGGAGTTGCTGGATAGAGATATATATTTTGTCCAACAAATTTACGACTTGAACTAAATAAGTAGGTAGATAAATCAGAAATAACTGAATCATAATCATAATTAACTTTAATTATATCTGTAGATCTTGGATGTATTTTAAGTGCAATGACTGGAGAATAATCTAATCCAGTTAATATTATAGCTTGGTCATTTCCATCTTTTTTGTATTTACAAGCCGAAGTAGTGTCAATCCAATTTCCATCTTGATTAACAAATACATAAAGTCTACTATTAGAATTTAAAGGTTGACCATCGGAAAAATCTGGGAAGCTTCCATAAATTGGATTTTGAGAATCTCCATTTAAAACTAATTTAATTTTATAACTATTAGTAGAATAAGGCAAAACAGAAATATATTTATCTTTGATATATGAAAAACTTATATATGAAGTTCCATCAGCAGTATAGGATAATGAATATGCAAATGAAGGAACATAAAAATCTGAATTATTATCTTGAGGAATTGCTAGAGTACGTATATTTGAAACGTAATTGGTTGAAAGTTTAATAAAATTTGAATTAAAATTAGAGGTTACTGGTAAAGAATTTTCTAAATTTACTGTATTATTAGCATAGACAAATATGTCTATAGAATTGATTGAATCATCTATCTTATTAGGATCGTCTGGTAGATATGCAATTACAGCATCTCTAACTCCAGAATAAGCTAATACATTAGCTAATAACGAATCCGCAGTACCTTGAAAGTTTCCACGATATACTCTTTTTATCCTTGTTAAAAGAGTATAATCATCTTCTGAATTTGTACCTCCAGTAAACCTATCTTCATTAGTTACAGAAAGTTTTATAGATGTATCATCTATTTGAGTTATACTATTCGCTGGAACATTTCCTATACTGCCTACTATAGTACACTGTGCTGAAACTTTAACAAACCAACGATTATTAAGAGTATCATAATCTCTATTAAAATCTAAATTATTTCCATCTAAAACAGCATTTTGAATAGTTTGAAAAGAAATACCAGTATTAGGAATACGAACTGTAGTGCCAGCAGGAATTCTAATAATATCAGTAGGTTTTTCAATAGAATAAAATGTTAAAACTCCTGATGCATAAGTACCAACTCTTCTAACTATATTATAATTAGATGCATAGAGTTCTATAACTTTAGTAATAATATCGTTCATAGCAGTTTGATCTATTCCTAAAGCAGCAGCAGTTTCAATTCTAGTTCTAGGATCAGATACTAATTGCTCTAAAACAGATAAATCTAAAATTTGTCCAATAAAATTAGTCATAGCAACTGTATCTCCTATAAACTGCATAGGAGCTTCCACAAGAAGGTCTCTAAAAACTAAACCAGGACTTAGATCTGCAGACGGATAACGACTATTTATATAATCTATAATTTCACGAACTAATTGAGTACGAGATTTAGTTGGTATAAATTCCATAAAATCCTCCTTAGCCTACTTTGAATGTCTTAGACGTACGCATTTCTGATGCTTTATTCTGTATCGTAACTAATAAATTAATTTGTCTTGGATCTGCAGATGGTTGTACTTGAACTCCAATTAAATCATGCAATACTTCTCCTGCAGTAAAAAATAATGAATTCATATTTAGTATATCTTGTTGATTTTTAGCAATCGTAGATAATTGTTGATAAATTTCTTCACGTAAAATAAAACCATTTAAACCACGAGATCCAATTGCTTGCGGAATAATAGTTCCATAATTAGGAAAGAATATGTTTTTTCCTTTAGAAGTAATTATAGCTTTTATAACTTGTTGCATAAGTTTATCCATATCAGCAACTAATTTAAGTCTACCAATTGGACTGAGTTTTAAATCATTTTTTATTCCAGTTCCTTCACAATACGGACATTCTTCCATTACTACATTATAATCCAATAACCAAGTATATGCATTATTAAATCTAGTTATAACAATACTATTAGCTGGAATATTATATCCATTATATATCATTGGTTCATATGCTACAAACCATAATTTATTTGCAGAACTAATAGAATCTGATGGAACTTCAGTCAAACCACCTAAATAATAATCAGTGTCTACACCATAATATATACCAAGAGTTCCATAATAAGGAATTCCATATTCTGTACTCGTATATTGTGGAAGTGGATGTCTTAAATATTCTGATGGAAGTTTATAAAAAAGCTTTGGTGAGCCAGCTATTTTATTTACTAATGGAAAAACAGCAGTAACAGTTCCATCAGGATTATCAAAAAACTGTCCACTTGCTCCATATCTATCATTTAAATAAAAAATAGTATACCCGAATCTACTACGCCCAAAAAAAGAAGAACCAAAGCGTGCTGCATCTGACACTACTATATTAGAAGTTATTACACTTTCAAATAAAAGTTCATCATGTATTCTGTGGTCACACTCTGTTAAAATATATTCTAAATCAAATGCCATTAGTTTTTCCTTTTATGATTTAAATTTATATTTTGGATCATATATTGCAGCATTAATTGCTGCTTTTAATGCAGTTCCTCCATCTTGAAAAGATGCAACCGCTTGAGGTACCAATGCGTCTAACATAGCTAAAGTAACAACAGGAGAATTACCATTATTAACAATTACCTCTCCTGTATTCTTCATTTCAATTGAAGCATCTTTAGCTTGTATCTTTGTATCTCCTGTATTCTTCATTTCAATTGAAGCATTTTCAGTCCGTAAAGTCATATCACCAGTTTCAGTACCAAATTCAATTGAAGCTTTCTCTTTTCCTTCATCATTATCAACAACACTTAATTTCATAGTCACATCTGTATCTGTAGAATCTATATTAATTATACCACTTTTTTTGTCTAAGTCAACCTGGAGCTGAAGTTTTTTTGGACTTTGCACTGATATAGTTGGAGTAGTTTCATCTATAGAAAGTTGTATTGTATCGCCTGCTTTAGTTTTAATAACTAAAGTATGTTCTTTCGGCATTACTCTATTTTGATTAGTTAATTCCTGTATAGAGTTAAATGAATAAAAACCGATAATATATTTCTCATTACGAGCAGTTGAAACTACTAAACAATAATCTCCTGCAGAAGGTTTATGGAAAATACCAGTATCAGGACTATAAGATAAAATAGGAATTTTAACATTAGTAACTATTCCATTGCTAGTATTAACAGTTGCTAACAATGCTTTTTCATCTACTGACATAATAACTCCAGCATATGGAAAAAGCTCGGACATACCCATTTCACTATTCATAGGAGTATTAAATAATCTGCCAATTCTTCTAGCAAAAATAGGATTAGCCATAATGTTTTATACAGCAAGGGAACCCTGTCCCTTTAGGACAGGGAGGAATTGCTGTATCCTCCAACTGTTAAAATTCAGAAAGACAATATCAAGCAAATTAGCAGATCTTGTCAATCTTTCTCCTGTTTCTATACTATGCAAAGAAACTTTGCCTTTACTAGTTCCTCCGATATAAGTTATTCCATACTTCTTATGTTTAACTAAACTACCTCGTTTTAGTCCCATAGATATTGTTCCTCCATAATTTTTGCGGATTATTCCGCCTTACTCAATTACATCCTTCTAGCTACCACGCTAAGTGCTCTAAGTACTAACTGGCTAGTCAATAGTTTAACTCAGCCTCCTGGTTCAGAGGTCTTACAAGCCCTTTCCTTTCGGAAAGGGTTATTAACTCTTATTACCTACCCACTTCTTTGGCAATTTAGATATAGTAGCTTCTTGCTTACTTACTAAGTCATTTATCATATCTATTCTTTTCCTATATAATCCTGGATTACTTAAATTATTTAAATCTTGCCTTTGGCTGATAGATGATTGTGATTCTGTATCTACATAATTAAGTGTGTTATCTATGAATTCTCCGGGTAAATAAGAACCTTCTTCGGTTAAATATGTTTTTTGTGTCAATATGAATTTTAATGATTTTGGATCTATTATATCTAATTTTGTAACAGAATACTTTATAACTCTATTATTAGGAGGTCCAACTACTTTAACTACTCTGCTAATATCTGTTCTCTTAACATATGTTACACCCGTAATTATATCTGGCGTATTAGCATTTATACTAATATCTGCTTTATTAAGATAGACAAATAAAATATCTTGTCCTACAAAATCTGTAATAGGAGTAATAAAAGTGTTTCCATTCCTTCTTATTCCCAAAGAAGCTGGGTTCCAACTAAAAATATATGTGTCTTCAGTACGAGCTGATGGAGAAATTGCAGGATCGTCCTGAGGACGAATTATTAAAGATTGATTTTGGTATGATGCTTTAGTATTACTATTTGTTATCATAGGTTCAAGAGCTGCATCAGGTAATAATCCAAATCTATAAAAATATCCTGTTTCTTCATCGTACCCATAAAAAACTATATTCATTGTAGTATCTGATTCTTCTGTATTAGTTTTGATTAATCCTGCTAAACCTGCAGTTAAATATCCGCCAAATGGTGGAAGGAAAATTCCACTTGCATTAGTAAAAATTTCACTTAAATCATTATCAGATGGACCATACATTTCCCATCCTAAAAAGGTATACGCTGGATTTGATGCTGCCTCTAGTGATGTAGTAAAAATAGGTAATCCATCTATTGTTTCTTCTGAATATTGCTCCCAAGTAGATAGAGCTTCTACATAATTATTTGCATCTCCAAGAATACCTTCTTCTATTACATAGTCAGTAAGTCCAAAAAGTGGACGCCTCCTTGCAACACAAGTTACAGTTGTTTGAGTAGATTCTCCTGCAGTAAGTGATAAAGTTATAGATTGCACATAATATACACATCCATCTATAGCATTTAATATTGGAAATCCTGGCACAATATCAGGACGTAGCGTTTGTAGTGTAAATGTATAAGTTTTAGCCTGAACGTTATTTTTATATAAATAATATTTAGAAAATACCGATGCTCCTAAATTAGAACGAATTAAATTATTATTTAATTTGACGTCTCTAAATCCATGCTGCATAATATTATATTCGCCTGTAGAATATGATTTAAGTTTATAGCTTTCTGCTGCAAGTATTCCACCAATTAATATTAAAACTGTAGGTTTTTCTAAGTTAGAAGGATGTACTCTTCTAATTTCCTCACCAATCCAATATCTATTCTTTTGTATAAAGTCAAAATTATTATTAAATTTTTTCTTAATATTTTCCTCACTAAATTGTTTCTCAACATATTCATTTACAGATTTAATTCCGAATGGTGCTGAAGGTAAAATATGAAACTGTTCCATAAAACTAACTTGTTTTGTTTTGTTAGTAGATCCTGGTGTTGTGGGTGAAAAACTATCAATAATAGTTTGATATAAATCATTATTACGAAATTTCTCTATCGCATCCTGACGTTTTTCTTCTATGATAGCCTGGTTCGAGAGCTGGCCACTTGTATTATCTGTCTTTACTTCGTTTGTGCCTAAAATCTGCTTAATTTTAGTATAAATATTATAATTAATTTTTTGAATTTGTGCAGAGTCAGATATACCAAAGTCTTTCATATTTGCAAGTAGCCATTCTTCAATAAAAGCAAAAAATAGATCTAATGCAATAACCCTAGTATTAGTAATTCTGTTTTGTCCCTTAGATTCTAAACTAAATATTT